GTTATATTCTTGCTCGGCATGCATACGAGCAACATTGACCATTATATCTTTTTGTTTTTGTATAGGAATTAAATCAAAGGCAGGCCCGCCTACTTCTGTTGCATAAGGAGTAATATTTTTATTGAAAAAGGCGACTAATTCGCCGCCTATTTCTGCATCGTAACTATCTTTGCCTTTGGCAAGGTTAGACTTTTTCTTGACTCGAGTCATTAGGTAACTTTATTATTTGAATATCTTTGTCTTGTTTTCCCCTTGTACCTACAAGCAAGTTTCTTGAATATGTCAAAAATGCCACAAAAGGATATGCACTTACTGCCAACCCGGCTGTTAACAAAATTCCTGTTGTTAAACTAAGTAAAACAAACAAAGTAAAAACTACCTCTAACATTAAATTCCAAAAACCAAGTACACCAACATCTAAAAAATTACCTTCGTCTGTAGTATTTTGATTGAATGATCTCACATGATTTCTAATAGTTTCTATCAAACTGTTAAAGTTAGTTGTGAGTACAAACAATAATCCTCTATATAATTCTGTCATCATCTTTCCTAATAAAAAAATCTCGTATTGTTATTGCGGACTTCCGTCCCATATATTTAAAAGGTTGTGCCTTAAATTTTATTGTTTCGATATTTGACCAGTCTGCACGGAAAAAATCTTCCCAATTGTTAATAATTGGTTGAATATCATATCTTAGTTTATAATTGGTATCTGTATTTGTTTTAAAAATTCCCAACAATTCATATTCACTAAACCATTTTTTTTCATCAAACGGTGCTAAATTTGTTATTGCATTTTGCCATGTTGATTGAGTAAAATTTTCAATTTGGTTTTTACAAGCTATCCAATCTTGCTTTTTATAGGGCATGAATTCTGTCACAAAGCTGTAATTTATAGCTCTATCAAACCCAATTAATTTTTTTATTGCATCAGCATAAACTTGTTGATAAGGATTCCATAAATCTTCTACTCTAAAATTTATATCATTATCAAGAATATATTGATACGGTTGTAATGCAAGAACATCGCAATCTTGAATTAAAAAGTCGCTATCAATGCTATCCATCAGACTTAGTTTAAATCCCTGCTGTAAATACCAATGATTTGTTGCCCATGCTTGTAAATTAAATTTGTCTATTACCTCGTTGTCATGATAGAATTTAAATTTTGATACATCAACACCAAAATGTTCAAACTCTTTTGTTAAAGTAACAAAACTATACGGACTTACAATTATGGTCTGGTCAATTGTTGGATGCAAGTTTTTATCAAAACTCAAGGTGCATGCCGCTTCGTATATGCGACCAGCACCTATCATCATTATGCGAGTGATCATTTAAAAATGTTAGACCAGGTCTTTAATTTATTTCTTTTATTTTCCTTGGCGTTGTTAAGTTTATCTTGATCTATAAAGTTATGCTCTATTAAAATATCAACCATTGCTAAAACATCACCAATTTCCATTTCAAGCATGTCACGATGTTTAACTCCAGTTTTGTAATGATACGAATCTAATCCAAATCTTCTACATTTGCTGATCTCAACAATAACTTCGGCACACTCTTCTTGCAAAATATCTAAAGTTTCTTGGATTCGCTCATTCATCAACTAACTCCAACTCTTCAACAACAGGAACAACTTTCCAGTCAGTGTTTTCCGTAATATCTTTTATCATCTCTTGACACGCTTGCTCGGCACGCTCTTGAGTAAGATATGCACGTTCAAAGATACGGTTGCCGTTTTGCATTTCGGCCATGGCCAGATAAATTTTTGTCATAGTTGATTATATAATATTTGATCAGTTAAGTCAATGTATTTTAGCATCAGTGCAACTTTTACATAAACTTGCCGCACTGTAGCAATTTTTTTGATTTTCTCGTATTAGATTTATCATGGGTTCACCGGTGAACAAATCCAAATAGGAATCGTTAACCAAATTACCAATCACGTGTTTTAGATCATAATCCATGCAGCATAATACTACATCACCATTGGGTAGCAGTACGTGTTGATCATAATTCACAGTCTTACTACAACTCACCGGGCGTTCGTGTTTAGTAACAAAATGAACTGGTTGTTCTTTAACTTGTTCTTTATTCAAACTTCCAGCACGGTCGTGCCCAAACCAATTGTACAATTGGATCCCAAGATGCTGCAAATCCTTATGTATCTTACCATGATCGCTCATGGTCATAGCTTCTAATTTAATATTAGCATCTTGTACCGCAGAGGTTACCATGTGAAATACAGCTTCCCATTCAGTGCTATATTTCCATCCCTTCATATTACCGTATTCATCAGGAAAATGCACACTAAGTACTTCGATCTGTGCTCGATAACGATAAAGTAACTGCACAACACGTTCAGCAGTCCCAATATCCCAATTGTAAAAAGTTGTATAGATAGCTACATTGTGTCCTGATACCAAAGTATGTTCTAACATGTCAGTGGCCGCAGGATTGATCCAGGCTTCGGCCATGCCACTAAAATCAATTCTGGTATTTTTTGGTACTTTTGATAATGCTGTTTTAAATGTATCCAAAGTCATGTATTTGACATCGTTACCATACATGTCTCGTAAATTGTCTTGAGGGCAAAAATTGCACATCAAGGAACAACCAATCATGGTTGTTATTTCCATAGTAGGTCTTTGCATGTTTTTACTTATCGCGTTTTTGTCTTGGAGTTGTATCTTTGTCTCGAGGTAAGGCTTGTCTACCAGGTGGCTTAATTTTTACCCTTGTTTTCTCTGGATCAGGAGTTTCTAATTCTTTAAAACTTCTTTCTTGAACTTTGGTAATTTCCTCTAATAAAGAACCTTTTTCGATATAGTTGCGTACATACGGTCCTGCTTTTTTATGTTCAACTTTGCAACGAATAGAAATAAGTTCTTTTTTAGGATCTTCCACGTCGTGAATACTAATTTCGGGTCTTGTTTTAGATGAAACATATGACGCAGTCAAATCAATATTTCTTAACTTATACTCGAGATTTTTAAATCTCAAAATCTTAAAACCACCCTTGTCAAAATCAACCAATTCAACATTGCTATCACCCAGTGTAGCAAAATGTGTTACCGCGCGAGCAACACTATCAACGAATCGTGCTTCTTCAGTGTCGTCGTCCCCTGATAACTTTGATTGCAAAGCATTGGTGATCTGTCTATACATATACTCCACCGCTTTTAGTGGATCTTGTTTGTGTTGCTTTTCAAATTTTTCAATATACGGAGCAACATCGATTCCAAAATAACCAAACAACTTGGTCATTGACTCTGTGTCACTGCCGCCAACTTGTCCAAATTGTGCTTGCCCGCCAACTTTTAAACTGGCATTAAGTTTGAGAGTACGTATTGCTCCATTTTGATCTCTAATGCCTACCCAGACATCTGATTTCTTTTCAGACTCGCTGGCAGCACCATCGGCCATGATATTAATTTCATCTGCCTTGCCATTAATATAAAAATACTTGCTATAGCGTTCGGCCATTGCACTGTTAACATACGCTGCGGCACTGTTCAGTTCGTTGGTCAAAAGCTTACGCTTTAACGGATTCATAAGATCTTGGTACGGGGCTGTTTTTAATCTCAAAACAAAACTAATAGTATCTGCTATTTCGCTTTCAGCATCATTAACGGTGACACTATAAGTATCTTCGCCTTGCGATTGTAGAGCATCTAATACACCAGTGATATCTGCAGAGGTAACTTGGCCTACTTCTTCGCCTGGTTGGCGTTTGGTAAATTTAGCAAACATAGCTGCACCAAGAATACCTTCGCTTACTTCGCCGCGATTGCTAATGGCACTTTCTTTGCTGTGATTTAATGCTGTTTCAATGGTGCCTGTGGTTCCAAACACGTAAAAATACACATCGTCTTCGGTACGAAATTCATATACATCTGTTCCTTTACCAAATCTTGTTATTATATCGCTTTTGTTTACTAAGGATTCAAGGCCTTTAGATTTATTTGTAAGTTCAATGACGCCATCTGTGTTTAAACCCAAAGCGGCCAATTGACTGGCCAGCTGTTGCCCAGCGGCACCGTTACTAAAAATAAATTTATGTCCAGGGCCGTATTTGCTAAGTGTAACTTCGTTTAAAATAATGTTTAATAAATCACGCATAATAAGCTATTTATTGAATTTGTAATATGTTAATGTTTGTTGCGTTGCAATAAATACTCATATAACCCACAAGGAGATCAAATGGACTGCCAAAGTCTAATGAAACGTTTACAAAACTGTTTCGCTTATAAAAGCGATGTTGAACAATACATCGAATCAAAAAATCCAAAAAATGCCGCTGATGTTGAACATTGGTTACAACAGTACACATATCAAAATCACAGGGACTGGAAATCAAATGCGTAAAATTATACAGGCAATTATAGAATACAGACAAAGACAAACAGATTTATATTTGCGTTGTTTGACCGGCGTCATCTAATCGTTCGATATCTTCTTCTTCGCACCGGTCTCCATACTGAATTTCTACAATGGTACAAGGTTTTGTAAACGGATTAGTAAGTTGATGCCAGGCATTGCGTGGTACACGCCATTCGTCATATTTTCCCAAGATCTTAGGTGGGTTATCTAAATCGCCGGGCATGGCCATATTGATCATGCAAGTGCCCTCTGTAACCATCCAGTATTCACTTCTATACTGATGTCTTTGCATACTGAGAGTTTGACCTGGATCAACTCTTAAAGTTTTAACTTTTGCGCCTGGTATTTCGTTTAATACTGTGTACGATCCCCATTTTCTCTGTACTTCCGTAGAAGTCCATCGCTTGAGAATATCACTACTACTGTTCTTTTTGTCCTCTCCACCTACTCCAAAAACAAATTCTACATCATCAAAAATCATTTCAGGAATATTGTCTTGATTTCTGTCACCACCATTGGCAAAAATAATAGTATCGTTGGGGAACATTTCTTTTGCCTTGCGTATAGCATCACATGCAGTGCCGTCACGGTCATCAAACTCAATTACACGATCTACCATGTGTAGATTGTCAAGAATTGTCATGCGCTCATGCCATGACATAAATGGTTTACCTTTTTTATGTGCAAGCCAGGCGTCTGAATTTAAACCAACAATTAGCCAATCGCCTAAGTGATCAGCATGATTGAGATAAGATATGTGTCCAGAGTGTACTGGATCAAATCCACCAGTAACCAATACTATTTTCATTCTTTTGGAAAGTGGAAATTTTTATCAAGCCAAGTTGTAATAATTTCTTCTTGTTTAACATAGCTGAATTTATTAAGACTATCAATCACGCTGTCATTAATCAAGTTAAGATCTGCTAAATCAAACCAGGTTGTTTTCTTTGGGTCCATTGGTGCAATATTTGATTTGTATACAGCAGCGTGTAGCCATGGATTGTTTTCCTCTTTAAGAAAATACGCATCTCTACAATCAAATCCGTTGACTGCCAACATGTATATTAAATTTACAAGATTATGATTGTAGTAACAACCATTATAGCTATGATTGTTTAATCTATTATAGGAGTAGTGACTGTTCTGCGGAAAAATTAGAATTAGCATCCCGTCGGGCACCAATTGAGAATTCCAAGTACGAAGGGTCGATAGAGGATTGGTAACATACTGAAAAGCATTATGGCACCAAATGAGATCAACACTTCTTGAAATTGGACAATCAGCTGTATCAAAATCTTCATTAACAACGTATACATTTTCTAATTGAGATAACCCGGGATCAATAATGTTTTTATTGATATCAACTGCATAGGTCTTATAATTTCTTGATTCTGGGGGATCATCTCTGGTTTCTAATGTAGCCCACCACTTTGTGTCTAATCCAGCGCCACAACCAAAGTCAGCCACAAATTCCAAACTATCTAAAAAGCTATCGTATCCATAAAGTAGATCCAATGTTTGTAAACTATGTTGATGACTTTCGAATGCATTTTTAAATTGCACCATTTTGTATTACCTCAATAATTATTTTTTCTTTTAAAGGTTTTAATCTTGATTCAAGTTGATTACAAGCCTCGGCAAGTTCAGTTTCTGATCCCCAATTTAAATTATGGATAAGATTAGTTGCCCAACGACCACACGTATCTTTTTCAATTTGTATGTCTACAGCGTTATACTTGGGACGGGCATTTGAGCATAATGCCCATTCTCGTAATATTTGTTCTGCCCGTTCCTTGTAATTTATCAAACCGAAATGTCCTCCATCCCGGCTGTACGCAGTCTTACCACATGTCCTAACATGAAATTTTTACTTTCTAAACCTTTCATAACTCCAAGCCATTTGTTTCTAAGCAAAGCAACTTCGTTAATGATAGTTTCAAAGTCAATGACTTCGTCCTCACCATCTGTATATTTCTCAGCGTCGCGACTTGTAAGAGCTCGGGCATAAGATTCCAAGTATTTTTGAAAATGCTTTCGTCTAATCTTGCGAAGTTGTATATTAAGATAGTTAAGTACAGCCTCGATCTCCTGAAGCTGGTTAAATCGGTGCTCTGTAATACCCGGTAGATTCGCAGCGGACTTTTCGACATTACCTCGTATGTATGTTTCTGTTTTTGCCTGTGCGAGTTCGCCTTCATAATAATCAATGAAGGCCGGAATCTCGCCAAGATCTGCCACAACACGATTATACCACATTACTCTTCGTAATCAAGTTCGTCGTCCTCGTCGTCAAGATATTCTTCCAGTGCTCGCTTGGTGTAACTATCAGCACCGCCAAATTCTCTCAGTTCCTTGTCGCTCAGATTATCAACAAGCATACTTACTAAGTTATCAGCCGCTGCTTGTCGTTCTTTGGCAGGAACGTATTCTTTTAACGTTATATAAGTTTCAATCAAAACTTCAACATCAATGCTCATATTTCATCCTTTTTCCAATCAAGTTTTTTTTCAACATACAAATCCCCGTGGCATATTGAACATTCTTGTTGACGACATATTGTGGGTTCTGTAAAAAGTTTAAAATTGTCGTCTAATAAATTGCCAAGATGATCGTTTAAACATCTTCCGCTATGCACACTAAAATCATCATTAATTACAATTCTATCAACTCCGGCGTGACAATACCAACCTTTCCAATGATGGAGATTTTTGTCTAACAATTGATTAGCAAAAACTTCAATTTCAGTACCGTCACGTAGAGTAACTATTGCATTACAATGGTGATCTTTAGTTAGTGTTGTCATATAAATTTCATTTTTTTTATTAATTTCACCGGTTTTACATCTGCACGTTTTCCGTTAAATTCGTTGAATCCTTCGTTATATTCAATTTGATGCATATAATTAGCAATATTAAATTTGTTTAAAAATTTTTGATACAAATGTATTCTTTCATTGAACCATGATTCTTGCATCAAATTGACCATTACCATTGCATTCTTTTTTTTACTTGCTCGGTGTGCTTTGATTACGTTTCTAAAAAATTTTCTCTCATTCATGAACTCACTGTGAGTAGAAAATGTCACCCAATCGCAATAACTAACTAATTCTGTGTAAAAATTTGAATTAGCACTTCCGTTAGTAATAGTGCCAATTTGACCTATTCTATCTGAAAAATTATTTCTTGCCCATTGCAAAAAAGGTAATAAATTTTTATTTAAACTTGGCTCGCCACCTAAAATTGTTAAATGAATTTTTTGTTCTGTTTTGTGTTCTGATACTTTTATAATTTTTAGCCAGGCATTTTTTAATTCATCTAATGTTAAGTCCTTAGAAGTTTTATCGTGCCAAATTGGAGGACAATAACTACAATCAAAATTGCAACGTTTACTTATCATCCACTCAATTTGTAAACATGGCACATAAGGCCTAACTTTGACTATAGGATTATGTTTAGTTACAGTTGCCGAGCTGACCAAATTAAGCTCATTCATCATCTACTGTATTTTGGTGTTCTGCGGCAAGATGTTGATGTGGATTGGCAGTATAGTCAGTCATTACACTATCAAGACTGCCACCTTCGTTACGCTCCCAGGCCTTACGAAACTGCTTAATTACAGTGCCATCTGCTAAGGTGTATTTAAGACTATTACCTTCTTTCTGTAATAATCCTTTTCCTTCAAACATGTCAACTAATCCAGAGTATGGATTCATTCCCTGTTCGTAAGGGATCTTGACCTGTACTGATTCGAACGGTTTAGCATAACGTGTTTTCATGATCTTGCATGCTGCACGAATACCTTTTACTTCGCTAATTTTATTACCATCTTCGTCTTCTTTTAACTTTAACTTACGCATAGCGACTACAATAGAACTTGCATAGATAAAACCTTGACCACCTGAGATCTTGTCATCAGGATCAAACATGTCCTGACTGGCATAGGTATGGTTGGTTGCTACCAGACCAATATTTAAACTGCCAAACATGTTAACGCAGTTACGAACCAAGGCAGTCAGTGCTTTGGGCTTACGGCCCATGTCACCTTTCAAGTCACCTGCTTCGAACTGATTTACGTCAGTTGGGGTGAGCAACATGCCCAAACTGTCTAACACGATTAACACCTTGGGACGTTGGTCTTCCGGTAGTGTTTTGTATTCTTTTACAAACTCAGTAATCATTTTGGCCACATCGTCAATCATTGCCATATTAAGTTTAAGTAGTTTGTCCTCAGCAGTATCCACTCCGAGTGCGTGTAACCAAGCCTCATCAAGAGCGTTTTCGGTGTCAATGAGTATAACATAGATACCTTGTTCTTGAGCGTTCTTGACAAGATTTCCTGAGCAGATAAAGGATTTGCCCGCACCAGATTCGCCAGCAAATACAGTGACCTTTCCCATTGGAATACCCTTGTTAAAGTCTCCAGATATAAGATAGTTAAGAGCGTAGTTGTTTGTGCTGATCCAATCTGTTGGGTCGTTGAATCCAACTGAGATACCGTCAATACTTTTTGTAATACTTTTGCGAAATTTTGATACATCAAAGGGTTTGGTTGCCATGATATTTTTCCTTGTCTAATTGTCTATCAAATAATTCTTTATAATCTTTCATGTTATCTGCTTTTGGAGCACAGAAGCCACACTGGCAAATATCTTTTACACATTTTATAACAGGCATAGAGTGATTGTCAAGTTGTGTTTTTACATTATCCAATAATTCTTTAGTTGACCTTAAATTTCCCAATGGTTCTACCCGACCAGTTGTACTTGTACGGCAATCTTTATTTGTA